ACCGCCTGCGGCAGCACCATCGGCTACTTGTCGGAATAACTGTTGAATTTGTTGTTGATCCATGGCGTATTCTCGTAATAGAATACCCAACTTATAAAACTCTCGATATGTGCTATCTGCAAGTATTTGTTCCTGTATGATAGCTCGTTCTGTTAGTAATGCGTTAATTTTCATTTTTGCCTAGTCTCCGTACTCCGCGTGTGAATTTTTGGGGATCTTGGCTGCGTATACTGTTTAAAAGACGACGTTCCAGCTCTAATGCTTGATCTTCGTCATAGTTCTCTCGAATATAATTCAGTAGGTTTATAGCACTGGAAATCACGTTGTTAGCACGGCTCTCAATGAGACTGCTCTTGTCTCGTTGTACGCTCATGCTGCTGAGTTCTTCTAAAATGCTACGGGTGCGCTTCTGCAAGATTTGCTCCAATTTATGTTATATTTAGTTGTTATATAATTTATAGATACAGATGTCTTGATAAATATTTCTATGAACAACTATTTTTGCGTATTGCCGTTTTTTGGGCGCGAATTCACCACCGGAAACGAAACTCACTGCTGTTTACTACCCCGTAATTATAACATAGAATCTATAAAAACCAGCATTTTAGCAGGAGAAAGATCTCCGTTTTGCTCGGCGTGTTGGAATCTAGAAGATGCCGGGCTTGTCAGTGATCGTAACCTTAAAAACTCAGCATTAGATTTTTATTGGGATCGTGATATCAATATCATTGAGTCAGACGTTCGTGAGGGAAAGTACAAGACCATAATGGTCAAAAACGGCACCAGCAACACCTGTAATTCTACTTGTGTCACCTGCGGCTCTTATGCATCCAGCGCCTGGGCGCCGCTAGAAGTCAAATTGAATCTTAAACCAATCGCTCCCAAGTCAATGTCATATGAAGATATAGATAAAAAGTTAAATTTTAAAGAGTTAGTTACCTTGACACTAGTGGGCGGAGAGCCATTGTATGAAAAAGCAAATTTCTACATTTTAGAAAAACTAATCGAACATGATAATACTAAATGTTTTATTTCTATTACTACAAATGGATCTGTGGCGTTGACCCAACGTCATAAAGATTTACTGGCACAATTTAAAAATGTACACATAGGTCTAAGTATAGATGGAGTTGGTCCAGTATTTGAATATATGAGATTTCCGCTTAAATGGGATTTATTGTTAGATAACCTAAGTTTTTTTAGAACCATAACTGACAACATAAGTGCCAACTATACTATAAGCAATTTAAACGCATTGTATCATCATGAGACCACTGAGTGGTTTAATGAGCAAGGACTAAAATATCATTATAACCCAGTTATTACTCCCCGATACTTTAGGCCCGGGGCATTGCCGGCAAATGCAAAGCAGAAGATATTTGATAAGTTTGGTCATACTAAAGACCTTGAATTTATTATCGGGGCACACACCGAGCAAGACGACAAAGATTTTGCTCGAGCACTAGTCGAGATTCAAAAGCAAGATGGTGTTAAAAATATCTCTATTAAAGATTACTTGCCAGACTTTTGTCGCTTAATTGAGACAGACTAGTACGCCAATTGGTATTTCTTAGTACATCCAAGTTATCCAAGTACTCGATCCAATCATTGTTTGGTTGGCAGTTTTTGATATACCGCCGAATAGAATTGGCCATGTTATGATCTGTCAGTGTGGCAGTATATGACAAGATACGCTGTTGTAATACTGTGTTGGCGTTGACAAGGTCCAGCACTACACCGCCATGTCCCACTGGTCCTGTAAAATTTATATACATGCCCACAGCATCACCCAAGTTGGTGACGGGCATGATTTGGTTTTTCCAATCAATTATGTCTTGTAGATAAAACACGTTGGCAAGACTAACTGTAACTCCCAACTCTATCCAAATATTATGGAGCCCAATGTTTCGAATACGCAACATGGTTTCTTCTACTTGGGACCATACGCCCGGAAAGCGTATGTATTCAAACTGTTTGCCAATGGCATCTATGCTAAAGAAAATTTTGACCATGTGGCATTGACGCCAGAGCTCAATCGTACGTTCTGAAGGAAATATAGTTCCATTGGTATTGTAACTCACTGTTAAATTTTGTATGCTACCGTCTTGAGCTGCCTTCTCTAATAGATTTTCATGGTCATTGGTTAGAAATGGCTCTCCACCTTGAAAATGCAGTAGTCGCAATTTGGCGAAATCTAAATCTTCGTAGCAACGATTGTTTAAAGAGTAAGATTTTTTTATAGTTTTTGGTAGTGCTATTTTTAAGTTTAGTTTTTTATATTCGGGTGCCCATAGCGAACTAAAACGTGGACCACAAGTTATGCATTTTAAATTACAGGTATTCTGACAGTTGTATGTCATACTGACCAAATCCGTAGATCCATCAACTGCTATGCCCAGCTGGTCAAACGCTGCAATCTGGCCTTGGCGATAACTTTGATTGCCAATGGATTCATTCTGCCAACAACCCTCGCATTCTTTTATTTTGTCTTGGGTGCTTGACTTATTTCTCAGTGACTCAAGATAAGGATTATTATCAAAATTAATATTGGTATAAGCAGCCCGACTTGAAGTTTGGAAACAACACATACTCACCTGCGCTTCCGAAGCGTTTAACTTTTCAATATACAATCCTTTGGTGTATAATGGGCAGGTGGTGGTCATTCTGCTTTTGACTTTAGTCCGGCCAACATGCTCTTGAGTTTGTTGCTCTGTACTTCACCACCAGGGTTGGATTGTTCCCACACAGGAGTGCCTGTGGCACGTTCTAATTTAGGTGCATCTGTGCCACCTTTGATTTGATCCATGATGTTTAAGGCTTTAGGTGGACCAAAGCCCGTGTCGTTACTGTCTAGGCCAGGATCTGTGATACGCATGGTTTCGATGTTGTATTCAAGATCAATCTTTTGCCCAACTCCGGTCGAACTACGCGACTTCATACATTGTATTTGATAACGCCCACGTTCTTTCATAGCACGACTTGTAAAGATACCAAACACATTGTCTGCTGTGTTGATCTTACTGATACCGCCGGCAATATGACTATGGTCAAATTCAACTTCTTCGACTGCACTACGATTAAGTTGCGATGCAGTTACTAACAGTACACCTAGTTCTTTGGCCAAGTTACGCAATTCTTCTGCTACATATTTGTCTTTGATAAACTGATCGTTGGGGTTAACTTTAACTGATACTGGCATAACCAAGTCCAAGTAGTCAACCATGACAAAGTCAACTTTAATTCCTGTTTGAATTTGTACTTCTTTTAAATAACTGCGAATATCATTTACTGTGCTCTGCGCTGGCAATGCTTTAACACGATACTTGCCGGCCTTCTTGCCCACCATGCGTACTTTTAGTTCAGTGGTCTCAATATCCTTGCGGATGTCTTTTGTGCCCATGCTGGTCAACATGGCATCGGTACGCAGACTTGTGAGTTCTTCACTAAGTTCTAATGTGATATAAACTCCACTAAGGCCGGCTTGTAACCAACTGAGTGCAATGTTCATCATCACAAGACTCTTACCCGATCCCGATCCACCGGCAAAGATGTTTAGCTCGCCACGACTAAATCCGCCATACAACAATCGATCCATCTGCGGCCAACCTGTGCTAACCTGTCCACCACTATTGAAGTATTTGTTAATACGTGCCGCAGGGTCAGCAAAGTAATCTGTACCCATGTCTTTGGTCAGACTGATTTCTACAGCCTCTTTCATTATCTTTAAGATACCATTAGTCTCGCCTTTTTCTAATAAGTCAGCACATTGTAGTACTGCTTGTTCTCCGGCTTTCAATTGAATAAAAGATTCAAACTCAGTCATAAACCAGTCATAATGCCCTTCATTTAGTTCAGGCACCGGCTTTAAGTCTACTCCGGTAGTGGCTTTGATCTGCTCATAACTGGGTAATGTCTTGTGTTTTTCTGTGTGTTCTTTAATAAACTCTGCCGTAGTGCGTAGACTACGATCAAAGAGTTCAGGTTTGTAAATGTTTTGTACACGCACATAACTTGATGCATCCTGCATCATCATTTCTAAAAATAACTGTTGTAATTCTCGTGTGTATTCTTTTGTCATATCGTATTTAATCGCTTCTTTTTTAGTTCAATTTTTAACCTGCCGGTTTCACGTGCCGCAATGATGCTCTTGAGCACAAACAATTTTCCATACCTCTCAACAGCTTCGCTAACATCTTTGCAAGTTTCTTGCCATACAGGAAAGCTCACATGCCATCCATATTCCAAAGCACTGTCAATTAGTTTTACGCCTGCACGATCTCTGTCGGGTACTACAATAACTTCACGTGCTAAACTGTCAATAATGTCTGCTTGCACTTCACTGCACTCGTTGCTGAGTATTGCTACACCATCTATGGCCATTGCGTCGATTGGACCTTCAACCACAACGACAAATTTAGAATCGTTACGTTGCCGATCCACATTGTACACATAGTCGGTGTCGTACTGACTGTAGTACTTGGGACTGACATCATCGTAAACAGCACGGGCAGTATAACCAATGACCTCATTCTGCCAAGTGAACGGAATGATCAATCGTTTATGTAAGTTATAAGCCCGTTCCGGAGTCCAGTAACAGTCGTACCGAGTCAGATCAATTTTTCTACTGGCTGCATAAATTACTGCATCGTGGAACTCACGTGGTACTGTGGTGTTATTGTTGGCTAGTTCATAGAATGTGTGTAAGGCTTGTAAGGTCTGTGCTTGTTCAGGTAAGGGCCTTGGTTTGAATACTATTTCTTCTCGTGGTGCTTCTACTGATTCGGGCTCGACTAGTTCCTTGATACGTATAGCATCAATGACCAGTCGTTTGACAGTATTTTCGTCGGCACCCAACCACGTCAGTAGTTTACGGAACTTGTAGTTTAGGTGCCTGCCTGGTGTGTAGTTGGCGGTGTAATTGCAGTTAAAACAACTGTAACTGATGCTGCCTGTGGCATTGGTGATAATGCCGCCTCTGCCTCGAGAGTCCGGCGACTCCCCACGGTGATGACAGCAGACGGCATTAAAACTGATCCATCCCGACACCGAGTTTGTTTTCCTTTTTCCAGGAAGCAAACTGGTTACTGTGTCAAGAATTGAGTTAAGCATCCTACTATTATATAGGAAACTCGGAGCAAGGTCAACTATTATGACAAGGTTATATTAGCCCATTTGGTACCATTATACACTTGTATATTTCCAGTTGTATAATTAAACACTGTCATTCCTCCTGATGTTGGAGATATTGCGTTTATTTGGGTTGTAGTCAAATTAGCGTATTGTACAACACTAGTAACCGATATAGAGTTAGCTGTAATCTTATTTGTAATAGTAACATTACCTGCCGCAATGTTACCTGTTGATGTGGTCAAGTATGCCGCAGTATTTGCATTGGCTCCGATTACGAGACTGGCAAACTGTCCGCTAAGGTTCACTTGAGCAGTATTGAGTGAATTAATTGATGCAGCTTGTGATAGTGTATTTGCATCAACATACGCCTTCATTGCAGTGTTGGCAGTAACTATTGCGGCATTGGCACCGGTTATTTGGTTCTGCAATGCCCCAGTATTGCTTTGCAATGCAGATATGTTTACGTTGGCTCCGGTGATGTTTGCAGTTACGTTACCTAACCAAGTAACCATCACACCCGAGAAGTTGGCGTTGTTACCTAGAGCAGTACCAATCTCCAGTAACGTGTCTAGGGCCGCCGAGGCACCATTGGTCAATGTGCTTAATTGAGTGTCAACATACGTCTTTAATGCGGTGTTGGCAGAGACTATTGCGGCATTGGCTCCAGTTATTTGTCCTGCCTGAGCGGCTGCGTTTGCTTGCCATGCTACATTAGCACCTATAATGGCTGCATTTGCTGCATCAAGTTGAGCCGAAGTAGCAAGAGCTTGCCCGGGTATTCCGCTCAATGTTCCTTGAATATAAACAATTGAATTTTGCAAACTTGTTATCGTAGAATCATTTCCGGACGCTAGGTAGGCTGCAGCATTGGCATTGGCATTTGTGACTATGTTATTGATCTGCACCTGTTGTGCGGCTGCATTTGATTGCCAAGCAGTATTGGCTCCAATGATACTGTTGTTTAAACTGGCAATGTTGGCATTGGCCCATATTTGTGTGCTACCCAAATTGGCAGTAAGACTGGCAATGTTGGCATTGGCCCATATTTGTGTGCTACCCAAATTGGCAGTAAGACTGGCAATGTTGGCATTGGCCCATATTTGCGTTGCACCTAAGTTTGTGTTAATACTGGCAATGTTGGCATTGGCCCATATTTGTGTGCTACCCAAATTGGCAGTAAGACTGGCAATGTTGGCATTGGCCCATATTTGCGTTGCACCTAAGTTGGCCTGTAGCGCAGATATGTTTGTAGCGCCTGTAGATATATTGGTGTTGGCTGCAGTGATGTTTGCAGTTACGTTACCTAACCAAGTAACCATCACACCCGAGAAGTTGGCGTTGTTGCCCAATGCTGATCCAATTTCCAACAGAGTATCTAGGGCCGCCGAGGCACCATTGGTCAACGTGCTAAGTTGTGTGTCGACATAACCTTTCAACGCTGTGTTAGCAGTTACAATGGCTGCATTAGCACCAAGTAAAGAATTGGCCTGGGAGCCAGCGTTGGCGGTCCAAGCAGTGGTGACTGCATCAACATACGTCTTCATTGCGGTGTTGGCAGTTACTATTGCGGTGTTGGCGCCTGTGATCTGACTGCTTAGTCCTGCCACGTTGGCATTAGCCCAAGTGTAGTAACTACTCAAATAAGAAATTACGTTGGCATTACCATAATTACTTGTATCAAAATTTGTATTTGCCCAAGTGTAAAAACTACCAACGTTGGCTTGTAGTGCAGATATATTTGTATTGGCTGCAGTAATTTGACTCAATTGAGTTGATGCATTTGCAGTCCAAGCAGTGGTGACTGCATCAACATACGTCTTCATTGCGGTGTTGGCAGTTACTATTGCGGTATTGGCGCCAACGACATTGGCATTAATTCCAGAGATTACTGTGCTTATAGTTAAGTAGGCCGCCGTGTTGGTATTTGAATATGTACCGGTAGTGGTAATAAACGTAGTGTTGGCATAGGTATAAAAACTACCAACGTTGGCATCTAGTGTTTGTATACGTGCGTTGGCTGCAGCGATGGCGGCTGCTTGCACACCAGCATTGCTTTGCAATGTAGATATGTTTACGTTGGCTGCAGTAACGTTGGCACTTATATTACCCAACCAAGTTACTATTGTTGACGAGAAGCCAACATTATTTCCTAATGCAGATCCAATTTCCAGCAGGGTATCTAGGGCATCAGATGCACCGTTTGTTAGAGTACTAAACCTGTTGTCAACATACGTCTTTAGTGCAGTATTGGCGACAGTAATGGCTGCGTTGGCTGCTATCAATGAATTAGTATGGGAAAGTATAACGGCGTTGGCCGCAGTAACATTGGCATTGGTGTTGGCCAGTGTGGCAATGACCGCATTGGCTGCAGTGACATTGGCATTAATGCCAGTTATGATACTACTTGTTGGCAAGTAACTGGCCACGTTGGAATTTGAAAATGTGCCACTGACCACAGTACCATTAATGGCTAATTGCCCGCCAACATTACTTAATGCTAGATTACCAATATAGACGTTACTTGCTGTATAAATATTTTTCCATTGTTGTGTGTTTGACCCAATGCTGTATACCGCATTAGCAGATGGAATTAGATTACCTTGTATGTTAACTTGCCCGGTAGTTTGATCTACGTTGGCATAAAATGCACCACTGGCAATATTAGAACTACTTGTTGTTGTGGCAATCAAGTGGCCGCCGGCAGTTACACCATCTTGTACACGTATGCTGTTGGCAGTTGTGTCAATCACTATCTCACCAACAGGACCAGTGTAAGCACTAGTAATATTGGTGTTACCACGCTTTAGTAGTACTTGTCTTAAATTTACGTTAGCAATGGTCATAGCACACCTCCATCAAATACAATATCGTCGGTGCTAGGAACTGCTGCAGTGACGCTGTAATAAGCTGGTAATATCTCTAGGTCCAATGGTACACTATAGTTATCGTCAACATAAACGGGTTGTTGAGAATTATCACTAGTTTTAATTGTTCTAAAGGTCAATTTGTAAAATCTATTTTCTAGACTACTCAATGTAGTTGCATCCAATGTGCAAGTTCCTAGGCCTGTAGCAATATTAGCAAATGTGACTGCATAAGTATTGATTGTGACTTCATTGGTGGGGTCTTGTATCTGGGCCTGTACTGTATATCCTGTAAGATTTACTGCTTTTTGATCTTGATTCTTAACTATGACTTGTACAGGATTATCTATACCCTGATAAACTTTAATTGGACGGCTATACACAATACGATTCCTTACTGAAAATATGCTGGGGTCAAATACTTGTACCTCGGCGGTATTGGGGTAGATGTAGGCTTTGACTGTTATCATTTCATATTCTTTTACATATTTAGCGCAAGTTAAAAGTAAAATCCACTTTTGATATGTCCATAAATAAAACGTGGACGAAATAAAAAAACTACTTGAACAATACCCTTATTTGACCCTATTGACATATGGGGGCAACGAATACTTGGGAATAATACAAAACGCCGATGAACAGATTACTACAATCTACGATTTCGCAGGCTTACGAACACCCGAGCAAAAGGTGTTGTTCCTGGCCCTGGGCGATACTTGGTGGTGGGAAAGTAATAGGATTATCCCCATCAACGTGTTCTTAAAAGCCGAGTGGAGTCAGTTCAAGTTCTGTGTTAAAACTATGAACAGCAAAGACGTTGAGGTTAAAGTAGGACCTCAAGTTAGCCTTAAAGAAATGGCCATGAAGCGTAGCAAACGCCGTAGCATAACCCTAGTACGCAAGGTAGTTTAACTGTAGCCCTGACTGATTTGTTCGCAGATTAGGTTCATGTGTACTGCAACTAGATGTGCATAAGCCACTGAATGCGACTTTTTAAATGTGTATTCGTCAGTAGCGTTCCATACTGTTTTACTGATCTCTTGCCAAGTACGACCAACTAAATGACGTTTACCTGGGCGTATCAAGGCCAAAAACATAGCCATTCTGGGAATACTATTCACAGGTTCGGGGCACTTTAATAATAGATCATGGTGTGCGCCAATGTGTATTAACAGGCTACAGAACCCAGGGTCTAGCAATAAATCCCATATGGGTTCTTGTGACATGAGATCTGTTAAATGTTGTTCATTCTTTATCTGCGTATATAAAGATACATTCAGCAAGTCCAACTTCATGTAGCCCAAGTCTTCTGCCAACTTGTGATCTATGCTGGCAATGCCGGTAAATGGATCTGTGGGAATGTCTGTGGCATACACACCTGTATTATGCTTTATTAGTTTACCATCGCGAACAATCCCTGCAGGCGTATGCTGTAAATGTCGCAGTGCCGTATCTCTGTTACCAAAGTCAATATCAATGTCGCTCTTAAATTTCATAGGCCTGCCTTTTGTAATATGTCTTTAACCCACTCTGTGTCAGCAAGATAGTCTTTAAACCGCTGTTGCCAATAATCGGGGTCTATCCACGGGAGGACGATTTCGGTTTGTCCAGGATCAAGTCCTTCAAGAAACTCAATCCCGCCAGCACAGTTAAACACAATCCAAGGACTGATCCTACCAGTACTAATATGGTAAACAATACGATTAGCATTACCGTATCTAAAATAGTCCCTGAAGCCGTTTTGTAATTCCGGATGGGCGTCAGCATAATCTTGCATCTCCTTTAAGGCCCGCTCTAAGGCGTCTTGCGTGGCCTCACGTCGTAAATATTCTGGAAGCCACTCAGTATATAGTGCATCCTTGCCCCAATAATCTAACTTCTTATTATTCTTTAAAAGCCAATCAGTATAACTGCCGGTATTAATACAACGAATAGCAACAAGGTGTCTTCCAAACTTAACAAAAGCATTATAATAAGGACTAGTAGCAAAGTCGTCATATGTTTTCAGTCGAGCACTGCCCTGTGTAGTTTCGTAGAAACGAATGTATGCCTTAAAGCCCAACTGCACACCTGTTTCGTCGCGTTGTTGATATCTGCGCTTGGCCTCACACAAATGCACCGTGAGTGTACTTTCCTTGCGGAATTCTTTTGTACAATACTTACAGGTGTATGTCATTTAATATTCGAGAGAATAAGGGATCGATTAATTCTGCACTTTTTGTGTGTGCTGCATCTAATGGGTGACTACCGGGCCCAATGGCATAGTCCAATTGTTTTGCCCATCCCAAAAAGTTAGCATCATCACTCCAGTAAAAACATCGTGTAGTGTCTATCTCGTCGGCTAAGATTCTAGCTGCATCGGTGTTATAGGGTAACTTCATATCAGCAAATGTGTATATATAAGGTACACCTTTTTTATCCAAGTAGTTGGATAGAAACACAATGTTCTTTACAGTATGATAAACAGAGTATTCAGACTGTAAATTAGTAAAGAATTCTTTACAAAACGTATTTTTACTGGGAATTATGTTTCGCCACCCCTCGTTCTCAAAGTAAAATTCGTGTCTATCAGCAAAGGTCCAATTTACTAATACCATGTCGCCTTGGACAGGTTTAGATTCAATTACTTGTCTAACCGCAGTATCATTTCCCCCACCAGGTACTGCACAACACCAATATTCCAAGCCATGTTGTTGCGCCAATAGTGCAGAGAAACTCAATCGGCTTGGATGCGCGGCATGTTCACCAACATCGCTTAGTTCATTACCGTATACGAAACTACATCCTGCGGCAATTAACCTCACAAGTACTCCTTGATACGCTTGTCGTCCCATCCATGTGATCGTGCTAGTTCTTTGAGATCTTTTTTGTCATTGAGTCGGGCCATTAAGGCAATGTCATCTACCTTGGCATGTGGATATAGTTCACGCAAGAACTTTTCTGCTTTGTTATTGCTGCCTTCTCGCTTTTTGGCTGCAAGCCAATTGTGCCTGTGTGAGCCCATACCGGGACTTACTGTACTGGCCAGTAACCATTGCAGTTTTTTATGTTGTGTTCCCGAGACGTCAAAGAAGTGTTTGTTTAATCTTTCGTTAACACTCATTAAGTAGTAGGCTTGTAGGTCTGCGTCGCCTTCTACTACACTACCCCAGCGTATCATTAAGAATGGCGCAAACTTTTTCTTTTCTTCGTCAGTTAAACTATCGTAGAAGTCACGATCTTTACGATCAAATGCTCGCATCTCGTTTGCTATATCTAGTTTACTCATGTTCTCGTTTCAAGTTATAGTATATTATAGCACGTTCCAGTAATTCTTGCAAGCCCGCATCTGTTCTAGCCATTCTACGAATCTCGCCCCACATTTGGTCTTCCCGGATATGTTCAATCAAGGGCCTGCCATCACGTGTCCTGTTATCCTGAATCAGGTCACGTTGTGTGGTTCCGGGCAAACGACGATAGACGGTCTCGCCTTTATCCGGACTTTCGTATATCCATTTGGGGTCGCCTTCAAACAAGTCGCTCATCGCTGTCTATGCTCGTCTCGAATCTTTTTGGCCATTTCTGGACTGTACTGCGGCAACGCTTCAATCTTATCTTTGTTTTTGGTATTTTCTAATTTGGCAGTACGTGCTCTAAGTTCGCTACTACTGTAATCGTGTGTGCGCTTGTGGTAGTGTAGTTCAATGCCGTTGTCAATACAGTATTGTTTGCCTGTAAAATCTCTGTTGGCATATTCTTCACTAAGGAAACGAACATGTATAGTCTGTGTTTGCAACATTTGCAACAAATCATATTCAGTATCGTATACCAGTATCTCATCCACGTACTTGCAGGCCTGTAATTGTACATAACGCTCGTATGTGCTTTGTATGGGCTTGTTTTTAACTCCTGGACGATCAATTGTGGGGTCTGTTTGTAGGGCCACAATCAAATAGTCGCACAGTTGTTTTTCCATCTTTAACATTGTCACATGTCCAGTATGCAACAAATCAAAACTACTACAGTTAAATCCAATTTTCATTATACGTCCTTGTCAGATAATACAGGTTCTTGGCTATTGGGCCAAGCAATACCATATGCGTTCCATTTAAAGTTTTCTTCTAGCGCCTTGTTGTAGGGAGCATCAACAACATATTGCACCACGGCCTCGTCACTTAATACTAAGTAGCCATGTGCATACTCGGGCGGTATTAATAGTGCGGTATTCTTATCCAGTACTGCACCACACCAAGCACCTGTTTCCGGGTCAACTGCTACATCAAATATCCTACCCGTTACGGGCATGACCAACTTGGTTTGATCTTGTCTGTGCAAGCCACGAAGTACATTGTAGCGACTCCTGGCCAAGTTAACTTGTCTATATGTTCCTCGCATGCCATCACTACTGCTTTTCCATAACTCGCAGAAGTCTCCGCGATGGTCTGCGAATTTGTTATGTGTTATTAACTCTACGCCGGGTAATAGTTTATCACTGCCCATGTTACCAAATTTTATTATAGTCTACTACTTCACTTTGTCTCGAAATGTCTTTGACAAAGTACACGCACATGGGGCCTTCAATACCTTCTTGTAAGGGTACTGCCAACATCTGGCCGGGTTTGAGTTTAGGGAAATACCATTTGACATCTTGATAAATGTCTATAATCTCTACAGGATAAAAGTCCGGGCGGAAACTTGTACGTGGGTTAAAGGCAAAGGCACTAAATCCACGATCATTTATACTTGTTAATGGGACTACTTCTAAATCGCCTTGTTCTTTTTCGCCAATTAACAGTTGCCAGTCTACAGGCATACGCACAACGTGTTCGCCAATCTTTAATACAAGTGCCGGGCTATTAAAACTCTCCATAAAAATTAACGGGATATAAAAGTAATCGGGCTCCTTGGGATTGCTGTTATCTAATACACAAAAATTGAGTTCGTCAATTTCATTTGGTATCTCGTTCATCTCGTAACTTCTATTTTCCAGAGTTAAAATCCTCATTGCCATTCAGCCTTTTCTATTGAATATGGGTACTGCGCTTCAGTGTAAAACTTCTTGCGACTTGTCAAATGCCTCTTGGCAAATTTGCAGGTACTGGTTATGTCCCAGATCTCTACATGGTCTTTGTCTTCTGCTTTTCTAATGCCTCGCCCAATGCTTTGTATAACACGCACAAAGCTCTTTCCGGGCTCAATAAGAACCAGATTAAAAATCCTTGGAATATTAATACCCACAGCGGCCACACCGTAAGTCGCCACAATAATCTTACCAGTACTTGTTGCAATTTCATCATATTCTGCTTGCCTTGTTGTGCCCTTGGTTGCTCCGCTTACGAAGACCGCTTGTTCACCTAAATATTCTACTAACAGTTTCCCTGTTGCCACACGATCAACAAGTACTAGTGTATTACCTGTAGCATTGACTCGAAGAATCAAATTACGCATATAGGTCAACCTTCCTGTGGTTTCCAATAGGTATTTTAACTCTTGTTGATATTCTTTATACTCTACGTGGTCAACGAGTTGTACAATGTTAACATGACATTGGGCAAGATGTCCTGCCTCTTGAAGATCACTAGCACTGAGTTTACCAACAACTGGGCCTAGGCTACAAAGTATACTTATCCTTGCATGATCCTCCTTGGGAATTGTTCCAGTTAGACCCCAACGAATAGGTATGTGTGCAAACACACCTGTGAGTAATGTTTTAAGTGCGTCGGCTTTAGCCATGTGTACTTCGTCTACCATAATACAAACAACACCCTCAATAAAGTCACCTATCGCAACTTCAGCATCACCTGACTTGGTGTTCTTTAACATGATGTTTAGACTTTGCCAAGTACAGATGGTATGTGTACGTCCTATCTCTTTGCGGTCGCCAAAGTAAACACCAACATCAAGTCCTAGGTTCTTATAGTCTGCTTCTGTTTGTGTTACTAGACTTTTGTTGGGAACAATAACGATACTGCGGCCATATCGTTCTACACTTTGACTCAAGGCCGCAGTCATAATGGTCTTGCCGGCACCTGTGGCAACTTCTTGTACACTATGTTTGTTCCGTAAGAAGTTGTTTAGTATCTCGGGTTGATAATCCCTGAGTACAATAGGCTTGCCTTCTTGTGGATGTCCCTTGGGCCAAGTTTTGTGTGCAAATGTGTTTTCTGTAATCTCATCAAACTCGAAGTTTGTACTGTAGTCTCTAAAATCTTCTAGTTCTACATCATAGTTTAAGTTTTCTAATATAGGTAATATTTCAGGTAACAAGTTAATGTAGGTTGTGCCGCCCAAATTAAAGAAAGGAACTTTACCGTCCCAACGGCCCAATCGTACACTGGGCTGGTAACGTGCTCCGGGAATTTCGTATTTGAACTTGTCTACTAGTTTCTTGCGTACACTGACATCAAGTCCTTCTAACTTGACATTGACTTCATCTCGAATTATTAACTTAACCTGCATCATTCAAAGTATACACGATTTATGTACTGTCTGCAACCTATGTCTGCCAGTATTTGCTCTTGCGATAACTCTGTCGCTAACTTGGCAACAGGAAACCGCAGTGGCAGTAGTCTAGGATCATCAAACTTATCAAATCCTCGGTCAGTAAAGAACTTTTGATTTTGAGTGTAGTATTGTTTCATTGCAAGAATTCGTTCTGCAGGATCTATTTCCGAAAACCTAACAACAAAATCTGCGCTATAATGATTAAATGGTCGAAACGCATCATCGCCAATGTAGTTGTCCCTATCAACAGTCAAGTCCTCTAAAGTTTTTCCAATCTCTGCATAATTTAAATAAACCCTGCCAAACTCAGTAGTCAGTGTACCGTACGTAGACATTAAGTCTGTTGGCAATGTTTTAGTTTTTGGCATGCCGTACCATGTACAAACAACTCTTGGGTTATTGGATCTTACGGCAGACTCTGCTCTATGTACATTAATGTTTAATTCTGCTAGAGCGTTTTTAACTGTGTCTGGCGCACGAACCCAAAACTCATGTTGTTGTGCACCTAGTAGTCCGTGATAAACTTCAAATATGTTATGTAGATAGTTTAAACAATCTTGATCAGTTGCATCAACTGGCCGTGCAATGATGTTACTGTAACTGTTTATAATATCAACACATCGTTGCAATAGTCGTTGGGACTTTGCTATTTCTTCTTCGCGAGAATTAAAGCCATAGAATCTATCAGGATGGTCAAGCAAGTATTCGCCCCGTGCGTTCATACGCTCGGTCCACAACTCTGCAACGGGAGTATCCAATACACGAAATTTTAGAGTGTAATTGTCCCGGCCAAAGTCAATACATAAATTAGATGGCAATTGCGGCTACCTTTGTTTGGCCTGCTTTGTTATATACATCTGCACTACAGTACACAATCTTCTCTGCTTGCTGTACCATTAGACTCTTGTCTCCACCATATATCATTCCGGCACTACTGATCAACAAAGGAATGTCGAAACTGACGGGAATTATAGTATGGATATACTTGCTTGCGGGTATACCTGACTTGATATCTTTTTTACTTAGGATGTGTGCAATATCGTTTTGCCCACGTAACTCGGTAAGACGTTTGAGTAACTTACCACTGAGATCGGGTTCATATACCACCACTGGCCAACGTTCTGTACGATCTGCATAGTCTAGCACACTTGCTAGATCGTCTGCGACTGTAGTGGGATCTAGTTTTACTTCACGGCAGGTTGCTAAATTATAGAAACGTGGATCAGTGCCGGCAACTACAAGATCTGCAATTTCTGTGCCGACAGTAAACCCCAACAAGGCACTGTTATCAACTAAACGTAATAGATTTTCTAGTTCAAATCCGTCCAAGTTGTTGTTGATATACTCGCGCAATGCGTCGGGACAGTTGGTGATTTCACAACCAGTGTCGGTTAATTGTAACTCAATTCGATAAGGATTGGCTTCGCAGTCTCGAATTAATTGATTCAGTCTACGTGCTTCGTTGTTGAATTCAAATTCACGTATTTCGGCCCATGCGGTGAGCCATACCAGGTTGTATTCAGTCAAAGCAAAACGCCATTGCTTGTTGTCTTTGTCCCATTCGCCCGAGCCTTGGCTATCGCGCTTGAATGTTCTTAGCTCGTCAATGAGTTCAGTGCTATAGGGAAAGTTTAATACTATCTCGTCGCCAATGACACTGAGTCTACGAGTATAATCCATTTTACGTAACGCAATACGCCACTGTGCGTTTTCCTCTATAGGTGCTACATCAATTCCTTTTGCACCCAATTGTCGTTTATATTTGATGACAATTTTAACTGCCAACTCACCTTGTCGTTCGGTTAATGCGCGACCTTCGTTGGCGGCAGTACTCATGCTATTGAGTACATCTGTATCGTAACGTGCCAGACTCACAATGGGATCAAACTCACCAAAGAACGACTGTGTGGCACTTTTCTTTAGTGTGACAGGATCTTTGAGTCCAGCAATGACTTCTAAATAATCTTCAACAGTGGTATATGTGATCATATGCAATTATAACAATATTTAACTCAGTTGTCAACACAAAAAAACCCCGATGTTGCCACCGGGGTTAAAAACTATAGTTAAAGGGGTTAGCAAAAACTACAGTGTGCCCAGTGTGGCTTCTATCCAACTGTGACATTCTTCCCAACTCTTATACACATGACTACGGCCGCCGGCGGCAACCCATTCACTGCAATTACTATACCTATCATCAATCAAGATGTCTTGGGCAGTTTGGCAATAACGATATTTGTCATGGCTAAACGGCCCAAAGAAAACAGGAATACCGGGAAAGTGCCTATTGGCCCACCATACCTTGTCCTGTGCAGCATAGGGCATACTGTAGTCATGTGGCAACGCAGTTAAAAAATATAACCCGGTTCCGGGGTTACGACTTGTGTATGTTCTACACCAAGAGACCAGGTCATGTGCTCCTGTTTTTAACGGAAGATCTAAATAAAAGTGGCTGTCGTTTTTGATACGATCCCAGTCATGCTGTGGTATACGTTCTGCTTCTTTGTTCCAACGCATTTTAAGAAAGTCTTGTGCAGCACTATGCCAATCCGCAACAACATCATCCATGTCCAAGTAAATGTTCATACAAAATCCTCGAACATCTTTTTACGCCCATCTTCACCAATATGTAAATCAAATAGATCTTTAACTGTGGTCAACATGGCACAGGCCAACATCAATTGGTCATGTCTATCATCGCACATTAATATTTGCCTATGCACCGGCTCCATTAATTCGGCCATGCGCTTAGCCACTGAGTCATCGCTCATTGTGTTCCTTTGTTAATTCTGCTACCATTACAAAATGGTCGTATGCCAATTGAACTGCTGGGTTGGTTAGCAATTTGTTGGCTTCCTCTTGTAAGGCTTGGACTGCGGTTTCGGCAATGTCACGGGTCGCAGGCCACTGTAACATACGTGCATCGTCACCAAACACCGCAATCAAATGTTCCCAGGCTGCCCGTTGTTCTTCGGTAAGATCGCCGCTCTTGGGTCGCATTTCACTGGCTTTACGAATTGCATCTGACATGGCTGTTTCGGCAACACGACCTGCAGCAATCAATGCGGCATAGTCAGGATCAATATTGTAGCGAATACTATGCCCACCGGGATAGCACATGACAAGATGGTTGCCCTTAGACATAGAGTTAAACAAGTCACTATCGTATTCGGCCACAGGATAGTACCTACGGCCACGTTTTTCATAATAGATTTTTTTCATTACCAACTTGAATTATAAAATACACGTAGTCCAAGAAATAGTTCGGCTCGTGCTTTTCTAATAAAATTTAAGTCTGCATCACGGTAGTGATCGTCGGCACCATCACCAAAGAAGAATCCTCGAGTCTCGGGTAATTTACGGGCATTGATATCCTTTTCTAACTCGTCAAGATCCTCCCAAGTTAGTTCTACTTCAATGCCATTGAAGGTGTGCGCTTCAGGGTCACCACCGTCGGCCAAGACCTTGTGTTCCCACAAACGTTCCATCCAACCGTGCAGGTTAGCATGTTTGCGCCAGTAGGCAAGTTCGCGTTGACCAGTTTCGTGATCCGCCTCGGGTTGAGTGGCAGTATAAGCGTACATGTCTAATCCCATAGTTTACTCCAACATCAAAATTACTAACGACAACATAAATGCCAAGAACATGTGTCCTGTGAGCACCAAAAGTATGACCACCATCCAAGCCATTACTCAATCACCTGTAAGCAAGTCATATCCGTTTGCTTAACTGACAACACATAATGAACATTGCCCTCAAACTGCACAGGCAAGTCGCTGTGTACCAATACAGTAGGCTTGGTGTCACGCACCACACTTCCCACAAAAGGAATCCCATTCCAACGTCCCGATACACGATCACCTGAGTTGTATCGGGGTCGGGGTAAGTCTGCATGTTTATTTTCAAAGTAGCGTGTCAAACTACTCATCAGGGTCAACTCCTCCGGCAAAGTATGCTAGAGCCAATTCACGGGCCTCTTGCACACTTGACGCCGGAACTGTGACCAATGCGGTTCGGTTCACAATGTGCATGTAGTACGGAACTACCCCGTAGAACACAAAGTTATCGGGAATTTCGACTTGTACTTCAAACTCCCCAAGTCCCTTCATACCAATTTCAATATCGTTAATAAAGTCTTTTGCGTCCATGTTATTCCTCGTCTATGTAAGTGGCACGTAACATCTTAATCAGTTGTTCACAACTATCTTGATTCATTGTCAATGTCAATGACATTCCGCCCGGTGACATTAGCGTAAGTGTAGTTTCATTATCAGTTGTAAAGCCCACACGATAGTGTTCTTTGGGTTCTGGATCAGGTGCAAGTTCGGGTTTAGGAAACGGTACTACATTACTAGGGACTCGATCTTTTTTAGTGAACCATTCAAATATCATTGTAATGTCCTTTTGTCGTTGTTCAATTCCGTTAGTTTAGCATACAATTCAGGGTCTGTATCTTGCAATTCTTTCATGTCCACAGGACGGCTGCTTTCTAAGAAACTGCCGTCTTGAAACATGGCTGTAATGTTGGCAACAAACTCGTCGAGCTCGGCTTGGCTTTCAAAGTCTGCGTCATCTAGTGCCCCGGGGGCAAATTCTACCTTAATTGTTTTCTTAGTCATAGTATATTATATGCGAGATGTCATTTGCGGTCAAGTATACCGGAATCCAAACTCAATTATGAGTTGGATAGCCACAGCCAAGGCCACTGTCATTTAAATGTCTCCAATACCTTTTGGGCAAAGTATTCTTTGCGGTATCTGTCGCTGGTCATCATAACGTGATCGGCACACTCCCGCACAATCAACTGGGCGAACTTAGCGACATCAAAGTTACCGTCCACCATGAATCGCTTTTGATCGTACACTTGGTGCCAGGCACCCGATTCAAGTGCAAGTTGTTGTATGCGTTTGTTCATATCACCGCCGTTATGTTATTACTCACCAAATGAACATACAACATTACTGTTATGGCTACACAAAAAACATAATCCGTCATACTAATGCCCTGTATAATCCTGTTGCACCTATTGCCAATGCTATAATGTTAACCAACAACTGTGGTGTATTACCCACACGCAAACTCCAGGCTAAAAAGAACACAGTTCCTGCCGCAAAGGTGGCAATGTTATAAGGGTAAGTCTCGGGCCCAATACTGTTAAACACATGCCCCACTATAATAAACACCGCACCTGCCCATTGTAACACATCATTTAATTTCATCGTTGTACCTTGCGGCATTCAAACACACCGGGAAACATCTTGCCTTCTCGTACAAGTTGATCCATGTATGTGACCATACTGGTTCGAGTCTTTTCACAGTCCTCTATTTCACGAAAGCGGCTGATTTGTTCTATGTGAAAGCCCGGAATACCGGCTTTGGTCACAACTAAAAAAGTAAAAATTAATTCATACATGTGTTATTTCCTTATAACGATCCAAATAAGAAGCCCAACGCAAATCCTGCTATCATTAGAGCAAGCACGATGCTAACAAAGTATACTTCGTTATCAAACAACTCCAATAACTTATGCA